CCCAGACATGCCTTCTAAAACCCCCAATCAGGAGAATAATAATGCCAGCTAATAATGTAAAAGATTTTATCGGGAAGAAAACAGAAGTAGTAATTAAAGATACTACTATTACTTCCTCTAGTGACGATGTTGTGGTCGTTGCTGGGTACGCTAACCGTTTTCTTGATGAAAACGGAATGTTAATTGTTGATAGGTCTAATGAGGCTGTTATCCCACAATCTTATGACCTTAAATCATTTATGAAAAACCCTATCCTACTTTACCAACATGATAGGAGTTCCCCTATAGGAAAGGTAATCAATGTAGAGATCAGGAAGGACGGTTTATATATTGAAGCAGAAATACATAAAGTTATGAATGCAAAGGTGTTCTACGCTGTTAAAAACAGTATTCTGAAGGCTTTTTCTATTGGTTTTCGTGTTCGAGAGGCTGAGGAAGTTGACGATATATATTTCTGGACAGACGTTGAGTTATTAGAGGTAAGTATTGTAGGGGTCCCAGATAACCAAGAAAGCCTGTTTTCTGTCCTTACCGAATCCCCTTGCGGAGGGGGAGTATGTCTTTTGGCGTCCCGGGCGGCCCCTGTGGAAAAAATAGTTAAAAATAAAGCTATCAAAAATAATACTGTCTCTGATAAACCTTGGAGCGAGGTTAATAAAACAGAATTAAAACAGGCTTTAGAGGAAAAAGGAGACGCTTCTTATATTAAAGAGGCGTTTCTTGTAGTCAGAGATGTTGAAAAAAGATCAACTTGGAAATTTCCTCATCACGAGTACTCGAACGGGGACCTTATATTAAACAAAGGCGGGGTTGCTTCTGCGTATGCTGCACTGAAGGGGGCCAGAAACGAGCCAGCTATTAGTACAGCAGAGAAAAAGGAAGCAGCTAAGCACCTATTAAAACATTATAGGGCTCTTGTCAAGGCGGGTGAGGTTTCAGAAATACCGGAGGATTTGGTAAGTATGGCAAAAGAGTTTGAAGAGTTACATGAAAAAGAATTAGAGACTCTTAAAGATGATGAAGATACAGCCCCTGTAACAAAAGAAGAGGGGGAAAATAAAGATAATTCAGGTGAAAACTCTGGAGATGCTGCTGGGACTGAACAAAATGAAAATGATGACACGATAAATACTCCAGATACTAAACAGGAAGGAGACAATTCTTCCCAAGAGCCACCCTCTGAGGGAGCCGAAGAAGGTGGTGAGGGAGAAGAGTCTAAGTCCGATGACAGCCCTTCTGCTAGTACAGGTGACGAGACTTCTGAAGTTAGTGTTGATGCTGTTAAGCGTTATATTGAGTCAGCTAAAGACACGACAGAAGGACTTAATGAGTTGTTAGAGTTATATATGTCTATTGAGACTGTACTTAACGACGCACTAAAAACCCTAGAACAATAAAAAGGAACCAAAAATGGGAATCGAAGTAATTAATAAACTTCAAGAAGAAGTTAAATCTCTTAAGCAAGAACTTGAAAGTCAGAAGACTGCTGAAGAGAAAAAACTGGAAGAGCTTAAGAAAGAGCTTGGGCAACTGGCTGAAGAGAGAAAAACATCTTTTGCTGACGAATCTGTGTCTAAAGACGAGCTTTCTAAGGCCAAAAAAGTAGGTACCGATCTACACCTTAAGTCTATTCTTACTGGACGTGATATTGCCTCTTTTGAGGAGTATAAGCAGGTAGCTTCTGTCAATTGAAAAAGCAATTAAACCTGCTGATGTGCCTGACTGGTTGGCTGAAGAGTTCAGTAACCAAGTTCTGGAAGAGCTGCATGTTGATCTTAAAGTAGAGAGTCTGTTCCCCAAGATCACTATGCCTGTTAACAGAAATACATTTAGCATTCCTGCTAAAGTTGGTGAAGCGGTTGCATATCTGATTGCTCCCGGTGATGATGCTATCGAGTCTGCAATTGCTGCTAGTAAAGTAAGTTTTGAGACTCAAAGAATCAAAACCCTGATCGGACTGACTGACCAAGCCGATTTTGAGACTGTAACTGCTATTGTTGATCTTGTTAGAATGGAGCTTGTTCGTTCTCTTGCAAGAGCAACTGAAAATGCACTTATCATGGGTGACGAAGCTGGTACTGACCCCAACGCAGTAACTAAGGCTTTCGATGGTCTTCTGAAGTATGCTGTAAGTGCTGGTAATACTGTAGATGCCGGTGGTGCTTCTATTACTGCTGCTGTGATTGCTGCTGCTAGACGCCTGCTTGGTGTTTATGGTATTAACCTTGGTGATCTTGCAATTGTGGCGCCAGTTGACGTTGCATTCCAAATGATCGAGCTGCCTGAAGTTATCACTGTTGATAAGTATGGCCCTTCAGCCACTATTCTTACTGGTGAGATTGGTAAACTGTGGGGTATGCCTATCGTTGTGTCTGAGTATGTTTCTCACACTTTGAAAGCTGATGGTACTCCCGGTGATCCTAACACCGACGACAAGACTGCTGTTCTGGTAGTAAATAAAGCTTACTTTGCAGTCGCTGATCGTGGTAACATCGGAATTGAGACCGAAAGAAAAGCTGTTAGCTCCAGCACCCTGTATGTTGGGTACCGTGATCTTGACTTTAACAAGATTGCTGTAGGAGCTACCCCTGTATCTGCTGTTATCAACGTAGCCTAATCAAGGCTACGTTAGCAGTTAATTATAAAAGCCCCTTAAGTTCTGCCCTCTCCCCCTCCGGGGCAGAACTTAAGGGGCTTTTTTTATGCTCTCATAACTTTCAGTAAAAACGATATATTTTTATACTTCACAACAAAAGGACTATACAATGGAAGTAATTGTTAAATACACCGGAGCGGGAATCTTTACAAGGGGCCAGCACTTTAGAGCTGACATTAACGAGGGTTTATATAAAGTTTCTAAAGAGGATGCTGATTACCTGACAAGCACTTTTCCTGATAGCTTTGTTCTTATTGAAAAAGTAGTTGAGAAAAAGCCTGCTAAGAAGCCTGCCTCGAAGCCTAGAACTACAAGAAAGAAAAAGGAAGAGGCTCCTAAAGAGGAGGAATAATTTATGCTTGGCCAATTATTAGAGGACTTTAAAAAGTTCTTAGATGTTACAGGCAATGAGTATGACGACATCCTTAAATTGATTTTGAAGTTTTCGGAGGGGTTTATATTTGAAACCTATGGGGTTGCTATATTAGAGCGATCATTAGAGGATACAGTGTCCCCTAAATATGGGGGGTCTTCTGTGTATACCCCTTATGGCTATATTTCTGGAGTGTCTGAGCTTTCTGTCGATGGGAACGTTTTAGTACCCGCTACCGATTGTTTTTTTAAGAGAAACAAGGTAGTAATTACAAATACTCAAGTTACAGTAACTCTATCTTCAAAGATAGATTTAAAATATACTGTAGGCTACTCTGATATAAATGTTGTACCGTCTGGGCTGCTTGTTGCCCTGTATATTTTAGGGAAGAAAGTTTGGAATGACTCAACTAAAGACACAGACACCCTATCCAGAGTATCTATTGACATCAAAGAGGGTATAAGTACAAGCGATGATATACCTACAGTAGCTAAACAAGCTTTAGAGGCACATAGAGTCTATAGGTTGTAATAGTATGGCTTTAATTACTGGACAATTGAGGGAGTTAGGCAAAACTCAAAAAGCTTGGAAAAATTTCCGATTGTCTATTGAGAAAAACTTAGAGAGTAGTGTCAACGAGTTTGTAGAGCATGGAATGCAGCTTGTAGAAACTTGGGAAAGAGAGGTTAAACGGGCTGTAGGTGTCCAATTGCCTAAAGAAAAATGGCATCGGCGTAGACCTAATCCAAACAAATTATTTCCTTATAAAAATACAGGTAAGCAGCAAGAGAGTATTAAAGGAAATATCAAAAATAACATTACAGGGGCCGGAAATTTCTCTATTACAGCTTGGGGGGAAATAGCAGTCCCCTATGCAAGCTATACTAATGTTGGTCTTAAATCAAGAGGCGCCCCTGTAAGTTGGGAAGGTTGGGTTGACGATGTTTTTGACGGGGATGGCCGAGGCGGTATTATCTCTATTGCAGACGTGTTTGAGCATCTCTCAATTGAGAGGTTTGTCATGAAGGGGTTTGAAAAATGAGACGAAGAATTGTTGATTCTTTAGCAGAGGATTTTGAAAGAAGTGGACTATTTAAGAGGGTGTTTAAAAATATAGTCCCAGTGTGGACACAAGTTAAAGCCTTTCCTGCAATTTCTGTTATTTATGAGTCTGAGGAAAAAGACTTAGAAAATATGTCTAGCAGGGCTTGTTATTATACTGGGAAAGTAAATGTATATATTTATAATAAGCAACCAAAAAATAAATTTGACGATATATTAACAGACCTTATTGATGAAGTCTACACAATTATAGAAGATAACGATATTTTATGTTGTGAGGTAATTAGGTCTGATGTGTCACGCATGAAAAGAGAGGGTGGGCTCATCCACCCATACGCTGTGGCAGAGATTCAAATAGCTGTTAGGTATAAACTTACCTTGTGACAAAGAGTGTCGTCGCTGACGATATAAAGTTAATAATGAAAACTCCAAAAAGGAAAAGAAATGGCAATTTATAGAAGTAAAGGGGCGGTTTACGCTGTTATCCTTGAGGCCACTTTCAACAGTGGTGGTACTTTTACTGATAGTGATGTTGTTGAGGTAACATCTGATACTAACCTTAAACCCGAAGTAGACTCTATTGAAAGAAAGGCTGTTTGTTCTTCATTTATTTCTCAGCCTAAGCTGGCCGGTAAAGAGTATGGGTCTGGAACTCTTGGTGTAGAGCTTATTCCCGAAGCTTCTTCCGGAGACCTTCACGGTTCTGCTGTACTACAAGTCGCTCTAGGTATTAGAGAAGTTCCCGGTACTGGAACAGGGGCGATTATTGGAGCTTCTGATGCTAGCGGAACAGCTGCCGACATGATTTATGAAGTACAGGCAGGGGAAGATGGAACAGCTTACCTGTATAAATTAAACAAGCCTTGTGGTACTCAAGAGTCTCTGGCTATTAAACAAATGCTTGGGTGTGACACTGCTGATAGTCAAACCCTGCTGTTTACTGGGGTAGTTCCCAATTCGGTTACTTTTGACTTCCCCGTTGCTGACATTGCTACTATCAGCTTTGATATCGGGGCAGCAGGATTTGAGACTGCATCTGGGGAAACTCTACTTAATGGGCTGTGCCTTGACACCAACCCGTATGTTGGTAAAAACGCTAAGTTTACTGTGGATGGGGTTTCTTATGAGGCTAAAGACCTTCAATTCTCTATTGAGAACACTGTAAGCGACCGTGAAGCTATTACTAGTGCTGGTATTACTGATAAAGCGATTACAGCTAAACTTGTTAAAGGCTCTCTGACAATTAACTTTGAGAACTGGAATGAGCTTAATAAGTTTAAAAACAATACTGATGCTCAAATTTATCTTGAGATGGGCTCTGGAGCTCATAAGTTTGCTATTTATATCCCTCGGGCACGCTATACCTCTGTTGGTGTTGAGGACGATGATGGTATTCTTGTAAATAAAATTGAATTTGAGGCCACTGAAGACAGTACTACTGGAGAGACTATTCTTATTGCTCACGAGTAATAGTCTTTAAAATTTCCTCGGAGGAAAATTTTCCTCCGTTTTTCTTTCTTTTAAACTATCCCCCTTTATACTTCTCGATATATGTTATATAAACTTCCAAAAAGGAGAATAATTAATGGCATTAGTTGTAAATAGAGCCAAAGAACAAACATACGAGTATGTTCCCATTGCTGAGCGTGGGGAGAAGAAACCGTTTAAGGTTACCGTCCGCCGACTCACTCCAAAAGAGTTTTCTTTCATTGAAGATAAAATGGCAAGAATTAATCAAGACCAATCAGTTTCGTTTACTACTGGAACTTTTAACTGGGAAATTGTAAAAAAGGGATTGGTAGATTGGGAAAGCCTGCTTGATGAAAACGGCAAGCCTGTTAAAATTGTTATTGGCAGTGATGGGGTTACTGACAACTCCCTAAACCTGTTGCCTGTAGACCTTATTGCAGAAATTGCAAATGTGATTAATGGCATCACAAAAGACCCAGACAATGCTGACATCTATCTGGTGAATGATGAAGAAGTTAAGGGCAACTAAGGGGACATATTTTTATGTCCCTAAATCATATTATGATAATGGAAGAGTAACTGTAATTTTTAGAGCCCTATCTCACGGGGAACTGCTTGCTATAGAAAACTTGATTAATGATAAAAGGTTTAGTGAGGCTAACTACAGGGCTGTGGAATTTGCAGTGATTAAAGTAGAGGATAATGTAGGTAAGCCTAAATTTATTGAACAACTACCTCTTAATGTTATTACAGAAGTTGCTGAAGAGATATTTTATGTATCTGGGATTTCCAATGACGAATATGTTAAGTTGTCTACGTCTTTAGATATCCACCTCGACCCCACTTACCAAACAGATACTTGGAAGTGCTCTGAGTGTCAAAGAAAGCGACTTGATCGTGTTAGGAATTGTGGGTTTCGTGGTGAAAAAAACAAAGACCCTGAATTTGTAGCATATGTAAATAATCATCCGTATTCTTATTGTCCGATATATGATGTAGATAAGGAATTACTATCTGATGCTATGATCAAACCCGATTCTTTGTACTATCATCCCAAGAAGTTTTCCAACGTATTAAAGAGAAAGAGCGGAAGGAGCTTGAAAAGCTAAAAAAGAAAAATAAATAATCGGAGTTTCGTATGGCAGGAAACAAGACAGCCTCAGCCAAGTATATTATTGAGTTCCATCAGAAGGGTTTAAATAAAATTGAAAGTGAGTTGGCTGGTTTTAGTACTAATGTACAAAATTTAATTGAAAAAGCCACTAAGTTTAACCTGCCTTTAGATTCGTTACTTGCTAAAAAGAAGGAAGAAATTAGAGCACTAGCAGGCGAATTTGAAAAAGTTAAAGAGGCATTCTTAAATGAGGCTGCTTCTGGGGAAATGCCAGACTCAAGATTAAATCAGTACTTTAAAGAGTTTGAAAAGCTATCTGTAAGAGCCGCTAAAGTAAAAGCAGACATTATTTCTGTAGAACAAGCTATTAAATACTCTGCTTCAGGAATGGGGGAGACTTTTGAAAAAAATATTAGAGCTTTAGAAAAGTTTGGTATAGCTACAGCCTCTATGAAAAAGGCAAAAGAGGCCGCAAAAGATTTACAGGCTACATTCGCACAACCGGGAGGGTTAGAAAAAGTTAGGGCCTTAAATGCCGCATTAGAAAAAGAATACCGTTGGTTAGACACTCTTGCAAAAGCCGAAAAAGACCTTGAAAATATAAGAGCAAGCAGTGAAGCAAAAGCCGCTGCTCGCAGCAAAATTTCAGCAACTAAAGTTGCCGTTGCCTCTGACACTATTTCTGCAAGAGAAAAAGATGCCGCTGTAGCTAGAATTAAGGCATTACAAACAGAGCTTAATAAAGCCGCTGCGCTGGAAGATAAGTTAATCCAAAAAGTTTCTCTCATGGCCAAAGAATATGGGCTTGCAGGAGCAAAAGTTAGAGAGCTTGGTAATGATATTCAACGTGCCTTAGAGCACTCTCTAAAAACTGGTAAATTAGACCCATTAAAAGAGATGGAAAAGGCTCTGCAAAGAGTTGATAAAGAACTTAGAAAGACTACTTCTGAATTTTCTAGGATGTTTAACTCTGCCATGAATGATGCAGAGAAATTTACAAAATTCTTAGAGGGCTCTTCTCTTAGAGAAAATGCAGCTGTTAAAGGAGCCTTAGAAAAGTTATATAGCCCTGCATTAGATAAACTCACTAGTGGTAAAAAACTCTCTTTAGGGGAGATTGGGGAAATTAAAGAATTATTTTCGGTTCTTTCTAAAATAGGCCCTAAAATGGATGAGTTGTACCAAAAAAGCAATAAATTTATAGCCGGGATACACAGCTTAGGGCTTGCGAACGACGATGTAGAAAAACTAAAAACACAGCTGGTATCTATGGTAGAAGTTGCTGCTAAGACTGGTAACATAACTCCCCTAAAAAATTTTACAGAGAGCCTTAAAGTAATGGAAAAGCAGATCGGTTCTGCTACGGAAAAAGTTAAGACTCTTAAAGGTATGAAGCTAGAAATTCCTGCTCCTACTCCGGAGCAAATAGCACAGTGGGAAAAAGAAGTTTCAGCTGCGAAAAGACTTGATTCTGCATTATTAAAGCTAGAAAGACGTTATGCGGAACAGGTCGGCTCTTTACAGCGGATGATCGAGGCTAAGTCAAGATGGGCCAGCCCAGAAGATATAAAAAGAGCTGAAAAAGAGCTGCTTAATTTCCAAAATAAGCTAAAAGGCATACAGGCTTTACAAACAACTTTACGTTCTCAGATGGCATCTGGAACTTTTGATATGAGGTGGATAGCTTCTGCTAATAGAGGGGTGGATGCCCTCAATCATAAATTAGAAGATATGAAGGTTAGAGCTAAAGAAGCCAAAGCCGGAATTTCTAAACTTGATCCCACAAAATGGATGGTCAATGTAGCTAAAAGAGCTGTAGCATACGCCGGTCTATATATGGGCATTTACCAAGTAATTAATGCCTTAAGAGATGGTATAGGCATGATGGTGGAATTTGATAGAGCAACCAGAACTATTGCTGCTGTTTTTGATATTAGCGCACAATCTGCCAAGCACTTAGAAGATAGACTGATTGGGTTGGGTAAGGCTTGGGGAGGCAGCATAAAAGACATTAACGAAGCAGCCCTTGCCCTTGGCCGTGCGGGTATTTCTAGTGAAAAACTAGTAAATGCCACTGAAGTAGTAATGAAAATGGCCAAGTTAACTGGAGACAGTATTCAAGTTTCTGCCAGTGCCCTTATCACTTATCAACAAGTCTTTGGGGACACAGGAAAATCCCTGCAAGAATTTGGGGATCAACTAGCTTACGTCGCTAACCAGTCTCGTTTAAGTACTCAAGATATCGGCACTTACTCTAACTACGCTCTTGCCGCCGCCAAAGCGTCTGGGTTTACTATGGAAGCTGTTAACGCAATGGCAACTGCGTTCTCAAATGCTGGTGTTAACGCTTCAACAATTGGTACTCAAATCCGTCGTTTTTCTTCTTTACTTAAAGATAACTCTACGGCAACTAGAGAGTTCTTTATGAAAATGGGACTCTCTCAAAAGCAGTTTGCTATTGAAATGGCTAAGGGAGGAAGACTTGCGGATAAAGCTCTTGAACAGTTAGTTGTAAGGCTGTCTCAAGTGTCTGATCAGGACTTTAGAGAAGTTATCGCTGGGATGGATATCCTTGCTGCCCAGTCTATCACACTATTGAGAAATAACGCCTCAGAGTTCCTTAGACATTTCCATAATTTACAGGCAGGTGTACAAGGAGAATTAGACAAAGCTGATCAAATCGCTCAATCTCACGAAGCTATTTGGCAGAAGCTTACTTTAACTATGGGGGAAGCTTTCTCAAAAATTGTTGAGAATGTTATGCCAGCCGTTACATCAGGATTGAAGGAAATAACAAAAGGTCTTGAGTGGGTAGCACAAAATGCAGATAAAGTAGGAGTAGCGTTTAAAACTATGGTGGCCGCTTTTACCGCTGCTTCTGCTATTACTTTAGGGAAATTTTTAGGTATTGGTAAAGCAATTGATGGAGTGCTAAAAATAGCTGGCACTGCAAGGCTCGTCATTAAAGGCATCTTTGCAGGAGAAGCTATTTCTGCGGCTGTGGCCTTTGCTGGGGTATTGTCAAAAATAAAAGGGCTGTTTGCTGGGCTATCTTTAGGAAGATTTTTATTTGGGCCTTGGGGATTAGCTATCAGTGCTGTAGCAACAGGAGCATACGCTCTTTATGAGGCTCTTTCTGATGATAAAAAAGAGATGGAAGGGCTGAAAGGGTCAGCCAAAAGAACTTTTTCAAGTGTAGTTAAAGATATTGAAGCTGTATCAAAGAAAATTAGGGAACAAAGAGAAGAGCTTGTAGAATTAAAAATGCAGGCTGAGGGAACCTCTGGGACAGAGTTGGAGGGGCTTAGAGAAAAAATAGCTTTAAAAGTAAAAGATATTGAAGTATCAAAGAAACAACTAAGAGCGCTTGAAAAGTATAAAAAAAGTGTAGAGCGTATGATGCGCCTAGAGGAAATTAATGAAAAACTTAAAGAATATAACATCATTATCAAAACCTCTCTAGACGACACAGAGATATTAGATAAGTATAATAAATTAAAAGCTAGGCTACAACAAGAGAAGTTTCAAATAGAGCTTGAGATTAAAAAGGATAAATTAAAATCTCGGGTTTCTTCTATTTCAAAAACAATTGAAGCTTTAAAGAATAAAATAGAAGAACTAAAAGGTAAGGGCCTTGCCTCTGATCATCCAGCAATAGTTGCTTTAACAAAAAGAATAAAAGAGCTAGAACAACAACTTGATGTTACGATAGAAAAAGAGCACGAGCTGCTTAATCCTAAAATAGACAGCGACTTTAAAGCTTTTGATATTGCTCAAAAGAAAATAATAGATATGCTGCAAAATATGGGATCAAATATTATTAATATGAAAAAAGTAGGGGTCGATACGTCTGGATGGGATGCCCAATTTTTTGCACTTGGGGAAAATATAATGCAGAAGTTCAGGGAAGGGGCCGCTAAACAAATGGCTTCCTCTATGGATTTCTTAATTCAGCAGGTTAAAACAGGGTTTGGTGAAGAAAAGGCTCAAGAAATCGCTCAGATGTTTACTCCTATCAAACAGGCCTTAATTGAAGCTTTAAAAATAGAAGACCCGACAAAGTTAGGGGCAGCCCTGAGAGATGTGTATTTACAAATACAGTCTCTGTTGATAAATGACGAATCTTTTAAAAAGCTTAAAACTTTAGGAATTGATGTTAATATAGAAGGGATGTTAGAGCAATTCAACGCTTTAATAGCTCAAGTTAGTAGGGTACAATCTTCACTAGTAAAAGTACAAAGTAGAGCAAATGCTGCGTTAAAAAACTCAGTAACAACAATTGCTCAAAATATAGTTACAGAAGCAAAAAGTATTTTAAAGAATTTTAATTTAGGCTACAACATGGCCAAGCAGGTAGATGCGTTTTATCCTCATTTTGTAGCTTCTATGCAAAAAATTCAACAAATGCTTAAAACTACAGCAACACAAGCTTTGCAAGATTTAGCTCCTAAATTAAAAGTTATTCAAAAAAGTTTTGAAGAAATTGGTAATAAAGAGGGAGCTAAGGCTGCGAAAGATTTAAAGATTAAATTAAAAAAAGTTGCTGAGGGGAAAGCAGGGCCAGACACGGTTAAGCGGGCAGTGGACTTATTAATTTCTATTATAGATACTGCTAAAGTAGACGCTGGGCAATTAAGGGATATTTTAATTGGATTAGGAAGCTCTATGGGTATTTTTGCCGGGGAAGCTTCTAAAATGCAAATTGCCGCAGCTTCTTTGGCTCAAGGAATAACTAGGGATTATGAAAGTAACTTAAATAATTGGACAGCTGCTTTGATAAAGGGTAGCCAAGCAGAGAGTACTTTTGGAGCTAAAGCAGGGAAACTTGGTGCCAAAATAAAAACTCTATCTAATAATATAGGAGAAACTACTACTGCCTTCCAAAACTTATATAATATTCCTTTAGGTTCTAGCAAGGCCGCCATTGAAAAAGTAGATAAAGCTGTCAAAAAAACCAATAAAAGCGGCAAAGCTCTTACTAATACCGTTGATAGGTTAAATAATGGTTTTATAAAAACAGGAGGCGCTGGGGGAGCGGCTGCATCTGGCCTATCCGCTGCGGCCGCAGCGATGGACAGATTAGACAAGGCGGCTAAATGGTTTGCATATGAGTTCCCTAAATCTGCTCAAATGACAAAAGATATTATGATGGAACTTGGGGAAAGTTTTGGACTGAATGTCTCAAAAGCAACACAAGCTTCTGGAGAATTATTATCGGGTTACTATGATAAATTAATGAGCATGAGAGACCTTCAGAAGCAAATGATTTCTGGCGGCCCACTAGAGGATGAGTATGGCATTTCTGACCCCTATTCAGCAGCCGCTGATAGATACTATGCAGCTTTGGAGGCAACAAGAGAATACTATGCACAAAAGTACGCATTAATCCAACAAAAGATTGCTGAAATTAATGAGTTAGAGGCCAGAGGAGGGGAAGAGCGGCTAGCTAAAGAAAAAAAGTTGCAGAACCTAAGAGTTGAAGCAGAAAGAATAGCCGATGAGCAAATTAGAATGCAGGCTAAGCTATCAGCCGACTTAGTTCTATCTAGTATTAGAACAATGCTTGGGCAAGTTTCTGGCATTATGATGGACTTAATGCAGGCGGGGCTTATTAAATCTAAAAAGTTCTTTGCTATTTATAAAGCAATTAAAGTTGCTGAGGCTATTATTTCTACTTATGCGGCTGCAAACCAAGCTTTAGCTGACCCCACCATTCAACCTACCTTCATGAAATATGTAGCAGTTGCAATAGCTATTGCTAGAGGTATGGCGAATGTTGCCATGATTAAAGCGCAAAAAATGCCTTCTACTTACCACACCGGGGGTTATGTAGGTACACAGCCCCGTGTCGGGAATATGGGCGGGCTGCGAGATGATGAAATTCCCGCCATTCTACAAAAGGGGGAATACGTCTTATCTAAGAAAGATGTTGAACTAATTAAGAGTGTTAATCTTAGTGCCCCAGAAGTAAATGTAGCTCCTGCCCAAACAGAAGTAGTAATTATTAATCAGATTGATGATACAGTGATGGAGCAGTGGGCTGAATCCAGAACAGGTAGAGAAATAATACAAAATGTTGTTCGCCGTGCTTAACAGTAACTACGATATAACTTTTAAGAAAATTAAAAAGGGTTTTTATGATTGAGGCATATTCAACTGGATTTAAAGTTGAAGGAGGTACAGCGCAAAAATTTGCAATTGATTTGCGCTCCTTCATTACAAAAGGGTTCTCTTATTGGGACATTAATACCGCTTCTTACAGAGGCCAGTCAGGGGAATTTCTGTTTATAAAGCAAGGGTCGGCACCCCAAAATAATTACGCAGAAATTCTGTGGACATTAGAATTTACCGGCGGCTCTTCTTTTAAGTTATATAAACAGCACAACACAGACCAAGCCAGTAGTTATGTAGGTACATTTCAATTAGGCTTTACTGTTAACTTACCAGAGGTTTCGTTTTCATTTAATGCCCCCACAAATCCTTACCCTAGTTATGGCTCTATAATCACTTTCAAAACACGGCAAGATGTATTTCAAGTATTCGGGCTTGGTGGGGCCCAAGGCTGGAGTTTAACTAATTTTCAACAACTCCCCCAACACGAATACTTAAAGGAAAAATCTAATTATTTTGATAACGATTACTATGAGTACTGCGATAAAGTATACTCTTTAAGGAGTGGTAAGAAACCTGCAAAAGTGGCAAAGTCCTGTTTTACTACAGCCTTCCCCATTCCAAGAACAGTACAACCATACCCAGCTGGTGGAGAGTACCCGTCAAATACATATATTATGTCTGATGTTGTTGGCATTCATGGCAGTGCTATAAATAACTTTTCAGCAGCTAAAGGAGAATTTACCGGGTCTTCAGAAGTATTATTAGAAGATGGGTGTGCATTTGGCCCTTTAATAAGGTACACAGAGTCTATGACGATTCCTGATTTTTACGAATGGTCTAGATTTCCCGGTAACTACACTCTTTTAATGGCTATAAAAGCTCCTATATTTTCTTGGTCTGGTAAAACAGATGCTTACTTTACTGGAGATGACGGCACATCCCCCGGAGGGGGAAAGAACTTTCCACACGCAGTATTTATAGGACACTCCCCATACCCAGAGGGGGCTTGCTCAAGTCCATATTATAAATATGGTGGGTTAGTTATAACTATATTAGGGAATGGGGCTATTTGGTTTGGGCGTAATAGAAGACATTCTCCGGCAGAGCTGGCTCTACTTGGTCCAGAGTACTTTTATAAGACAAACCCCGGGACTTTACAATCTGCATTGGGAGATGATTTTGATTATGATGCTAATGAGTTTGTTTTAGAGTTAAGAGTTAGTAAGAGTTGGGGCTCTGCTGATCTGTATATAAATGGAAATTGGGTTACTGGTATATACAGCGATGATTTCCGATACATTATGCCAAGTTTGTGGGCTACTAGCGTGGCTGGAAGATTTAGGATAGACGTAATTGATGATGCTAAATATAAAGAGGTAACTGGGAACTGGGGTGTAGACTCTGAGAAATACGAGGATATGGAAGAAAGATTAGAGGCTTTTCCCGTAAACGCAGAATACTATTATGATGGGTTGAGAGCTTCTCCCGGTAGCATTATTCCGTCTACAAAAACAATAATGTCTACAAAAGGGTACAGGAAATTTGTGTATGAAATGGGCAGTAATGGCACCCCAGCTTTAGGCATTCCTTTCTTATCTACGGGTACCCAAAAACGGATGCCTGATAAGTTTATTGCTATGTCCCCGGGAGTTGCTCAGGCGGTATGGGAAAATTATTCTAAAGAGGCTTTTGAAATAATTACTATTACTAGGGCAGATTTTTTATTAGCAAACGCTACACGATATGCTAGAGAATTTAAAGCAGGTCTTTTAGGGAAATTTCCCGCTTACTTTTCTTTTAGATCGCACTGGTCTTCTCCAATAGGAAAAGGTATGGTAGGACATGAGTTTGATGTTATAAATGATTTGACGGGCTTATCACTGTACGACATCTCAAGAAATATTAATGGGGCTTCTGGTAATCATTCCTATATCTATACTGGGCTAAATATACCAAGAGATCAAGAAGCAGCTATTTCTAAATATTGGATAAGCTCTACTATGTATTCAGAAATAGCGGTAGCTGTAAAATTAGAATCACTAGACCTACCAACAGGCCCTTTGTATCAAATGGCAGTTGTATCGCAGGCCCCGTTTGATTCTGTTATAGCTAACAGATTCTTAGCTGTAGCTTCATCTAATGACCCAACTTGGACCATAAAAGACAACTTTAGGCAATTTAAAATTGATGTTGCTAGCGATAAAAATAATGTTTTTTACGCACTTCCAGACCCGCAGGTAGTGCAAAATTCTAACTGGAATAAAGAAGAATTAATGGGAATTGCTATTACTAAGTGGCCGTCAAGAATGAGATACGATTCTACTAAACTATCGTTTATAAAACCAAACGATATAAACTACAATGGTATTGAAGTTAAAAAAATTACTTTTTGTAACCAGAATACTTATAACTCGGCGTGGGGGTTTGAACATAAGGGAGATTACTATACTACCACTAAACCCGAAAAAGTAGATATATTGAGTAAAATTTATGATCTTGTGGATGGGTTTGGAGGGTCTTGGACAATTGTCCACTCCCACACTGCTGGCAGTGGGTACATGGACAGGTTAATTATCAAATGTACTAATGACACCGCCCTTGATGACTATGGTCCTCCGGAAGATATGTTTATACATTTCTCTTATAACTTGTCGTACTTAATGTTTACAGTATCGACTGGGTACGACTTATCTAAGAATATCTATGACCAACCGGGACAAGTTAAATATGGCGATAATAAGCAAGTATTTAGTAACTCTTTTGATATGTATTATCCTAATTCTAGTATTGGAAAGAAAATATTATACCTATACATTAGTGACAAGACGTTCGCAATGACTTACAAGCCATACGTTATAAGTAAAAATGTAGAGGCTGCCATGAGTGGGATAACAGTGCCTACAGATAGAACTACTTGGAAAAATTATGAAGAAGCCTCAATGTTTTCAGAAGGCAATGTAAGCTCAATGCCTTGTCCACATTCAAAAGGGTTTGTTGCAGGATTCCTTACTAAGGATAGAGATTATAATGGTGGATTTTATATAATCCCATCAGCTATGTACAGTATTCCTAATTGGGACGGCTACTACGTGCTGTATAATGATGTATGGTATTACGCACACACTATGGAGGACCCTGCCGGGTCCTCCTTTAGAAGAACCAAAATAAATCTCGATAAGGACCCTATTTCTGGGTTGGGGACATTAACAAACAATGAATCTTTTCTTTTGCCTAATATTTCGTTTTGGGTAAAAAATAACGTAAATTCAGCAGATGACACAGCAGACTATATTTATGTAGGCGAAACTGAAGATGTATTACTGTTTCCTCACAATACTCATTGTGAACCCTCTGCTTTTTCGCTGGGGGCTGAGGTAAGGCAAAATTTAAGTTTATCAACAGAAAGAACTGGGTTTGGGCCGCTGCTTGTGTTTCCGATGAGTACCTTGAGGTGGGAAATGAAAGACCCAGATACTGTTACTACACCCGGGGTGGCGTTTTTCGTGCCAAATTAATAATAAAAGGTAGACATTTATTATGAGCTTCCAAAAAACCCAACTAAAAACAGAACGAGTTTATTTATACGACGCCCCTGCATACACAAAAGCTGTGTATAAAGGTCTAAATATTCTTGGGGTAGAAATAACTGAAAGCGTTTTTCTCTCATTAATCAGGAAAAGGTACATTTTTGAACAGGTTTCTTTACAAGAAAGTATTAGCAAATCTCTTTTAAAAACTACAATAATAAATAACAATTTACAGCTATCAGAAAACACAGATTATGTAGTTAATAGTTCAACAATAATTAAAGTTATCTCAGATTCAGTAGAAGTTAGAGAATTTTCAAAAAAACATCTTTGTATTTTCTTTCAATTCCCTTCTAATGAAACTGAAGAAATTCATGACTTAAACTCAAGATGGTTAAGAATAAATAGAAGTTCAGCAGAAGAAGAACAAATAGTTGATAATGTTAGTTATGTGATTAACTCTTCAACAATTATAAAAGAACTTCAAAGCACTGTAGAAGTGTCCGAAACTTCTGCAATTTATAGGTATAAGCCTAGATATATAAACGATAGTGTTAATATCACTGAGTTTGTTGACAAAGTTGTAAATTCCTCAACTATTATAAAAGACCCACTAGAAACAGTAGAAATACAGACTTCTGTAGACATTGTTATTAACTCGTCTACTATAACAAAAGACCCTTTAAGTGTAATAAATATTTTAGAAGAAGGCCATCGCAGTATTAAAAGATGGCGCTTTACATTAGAGACTGTAGAGATTCGAGAGTCTAGTTACATTACCACTAAATCTTATAAATATGGTCTTCCTAGATTTGTATCTACAGCTTTAAATTTACAACCTCGAAATACTCCTGTACTGACTACAAACGGATTGGGATATATTGTAGATAACAACAAAGCTTATTTGAGAGTCTTGGATAAGTATGAGTACGAAGTGTCTGGAGGATTCAGGGAGCACTCTGTTTTAGGCACCGTAGAGAACCCTTTAAAAGACTTCACCCTTAATTTTGGTGTCTTGTCAGATGTGACAGGAAGCCAAAAAGAAATGGGAATTGAAATTGAGCTTGTCAACGGTGAGTATATTGATATTAACTCTCTTTCTGTCTTTTTTTGGAATGATATGACATGTAAATTCTACTGAATTTCCATTTTTTGATGTATTTGTGGATATTAAATTTCCAAAAGGACAAACAGCTAGGGTTAGAATTAAAGCCGCATCATTTAATGCAACGTCTAGCGCTACATTAATCGTAGCGCCGGAAAGAGGGTCTTACTCAGAAACAAGATGGTTTTCTACAAAAATTTTTACATCTGTAAAACGCATAGAGACAAGAAAACCTATGTTACGAAGGTATCAACATAAAGTTTCTTACGATGTAGCTATAGCTGGTGCTGCCAAGATAGCAATGGTCCAAAATTCACTTTTATATAACAAATATATGGTTTGTTACCAGCCCTTATGGGGGGAGGCATTTTTAATCTCTAACAATAATGTTGCTGGTAATATAGTGTATACAGACACTACTATTATACCCAGCCTTAGATACGATAGTGTGTTGTACAGTGATAATGTTTATATGGGCCTATGGGATGTAAATGATAACTTTAGAGGAATTGTTAGGGTTCTTGACTGGACCGACTCTACTGTAATTCTGGATAAAAATTTAGACCCACAATATTATTCTTACATGATGCCTGTAGTATTAATGAAAATTAATAAAACTTCTTCTATTAAGAAGAAAAACTCTAATTTTGCTACCTTCAGTATTTCCGCAGAAGAGGTGCGGGTTGAAAGGGTTATTTATGGGTAGAGTAGTAGTAAGCAACATACCTAAACAACGGGATTATTTATCTGCCTTGCCAAAAGATAAAAAAGAATTAGATATAATCTACAAGAAAAAGCATTATATCTTTTTTAATAAAATTACAATCTATATAAAGGAACTTTATGGCTTGTAACGATTACCAAAGAGAGTTGTTTCCAATTTGCCCAATTACAGAAATGACAGTCACTATTGATCAAGATTTTAAATATGTTGGAAGCAATTATCAGTGTAGAATTGTTCATCAACTTGGAGAGCCTGTATTAAAATTTGAAATGAACTTTGAACAAATTTCAAAAGAAGATAGAAATATTTTGATAGAGTTCTTTTATCGACATAAAGGTAAATATCAAAACTTTCTTTTAAGGTCATACACATGCGATTTAAAAGTACGATATAAACACCCATATAATGGGGGGATATTAGATAATGGTAGTTCTAAAATACCCGTTGAGTTTTCCAATAGAATTGACCTATTCTTTTTATCATACTTTGGAATACAGCCGCACAATGGGAGCTGTTTTAACGAACTACCCGCTCCTTCCCCTTATTATGGCGGTAGTGGGGGTGGAGGGGGAGGTGGCCCTACAACACTAACAAGACCTTTATATATTTACCATAGAAAATCCAACACCTATTATAAAATAGAAAATATAGAAATTTATAATGATGGGTTTAATTATGAATTAAAGTATGCAATAATCAGTATAGGGGGGGATGACCCTCAACTTACTTTATGTGATATTCATGACGGTGATGAGTTAGAGTTAGTGTATGACGTTAGATTTTCATCGGACTCTTTAACATTTAAATTTTACGATATACAACACAGCAGCTGTTCAGTTTCGTTTGAGTCAGTGCGGGATTGTAGACCGAGAAGTGGGGGGCCTTATGGAAGTTAACTTGTATGAAATACTTCATAACGGTGTTTTTTACTATTACACCAATGGAGCCGAAGATATAAAAATGGGCAGTAAGATATATAAAGCTGCCCCAATATCTAGAAAAGAAGTAACTATGGAAGTTACTAAAGACAATTTTGATATAACAGTTCCAATTGCATTGCCTCCTTTTAATTATATGATAGGAAAGGCTACTCCTATCCCTGCTTCCGTGTATATTAAAGAGTGGCCAAGCAATACTATTATTTATATAGGCAATGTAATAAAAACAAAAGCAGACTTAGCTAAAGGTACAACTTTAGTTACTTTAGCAAATCGATTTTCCTTTCTGGAGGGACAGGTGCCTTCTAGAACTTATGGAACTTCCTGCCCATATGCTTTAGGAGGAGCTTTGTGCGGAGTAGACCTCAACAGTTTGGGGCTATTATTAAATCCCGCAGATTATAATTATAACTCCGCTGAAAAACGGATAGTTTCCTCATATTTAAG